ATTTGCTTATAATTTAAAAACAAACACTATGAACAAACAAGAAATTATTTTAAAACTAGAAAAATTATTAGCTTTATCACAAGCTAGAGAAGATGTTTACTTAGTAGCTAATTTAACAGATGTTATAGCAGCTTTAAGCAACGAATTTGACTTGAGTGATATGTATGCCCAAGAAATTAGAAACGCTTTGCAAATGGACGAAACAGAAGAATTATTAAATAACATTAAAATAAGATAAGATGATAACTACATTTGATGGCAAACACTGGGATAAACAAGAAATATTAGATAATATGTATGATGATAGTTTTTACTATGGTTACTTAGGGCAAAACGCTTTAAGTAGTTCAAGTATTAAAACTTTATTATCTTCACCTAAAACTTATTACTTTACAACTAAATACGGATCAGGTGAAACGCAAGCTTTAAGAGATGGTAAACTATTTCATACAATGGTATTAGAACCAAACAAATTAGATGATATGATATTTGTAGAAGCTGCAACTAAAGCAAGTAAAGAATATAAGTTAGCTAAAGAAACAGGTAAAGAAGTTTACACCAATACAGAATTAAAAGCTGCAGAAAGATTAACAGATGCTTTACTAAGAAATGAAGCAGTAAAAGAATACTTAATAAAAGCAGAATTTGAAGTACCACAAATAGCTATGATAGATGGTATTCCAATAAGGGCAAAAGCAGATATACTAAAAGGCAATACTATTATAGATTTAAAAACTACTACAGGAATAAAAGATTTTAGATATTCAGCTGATAAATATAGTTACGATTTACAAGCTTGGTTATATAGACAAATGTTTGGAGTAGATAACTTTGTATTTATTGCAATAGACAAAGGTAGTTTAGATATAGCTATATTTGAATGTAGTGATGAATTTTACGCTAAAGGAGAGGAAAAGTTTAGGCAAGGTATGAGTAACTATAAACACTTCTTTCAAACTGAAGGAGTAGATTTAGACCAATATGTACTAAGAGGAATACTATAATGGATAAAGAAAGAATAGAAGAACACTTTAAAATAGCTTTGTATGAACTTGAGAATGGATCTACAATAGATGAACTAAGAAATATTATTACAGAATATGAAGCTGTAGAAGATTACGAAGTTTGTGCTGGTATATATCGAGCTGTTGAAATGGTTTCTTTTATAACTTTAACTGTATTTGCAAAACAACTAGGAAGTAAAATAAAATTAAGATTTAAGAAATGATTAAAGTAGAAATAAAAAATAAGATATTAAACACAATACAAAAAGTAACAGGAGTAGATATAACAACTAAAACAAGAAAGTATGAGTTTATAGAAGCTAGAATGATATACTACAAACTATTAAGAGATAGAGGTTATTCATTACAAGAGATAGGAGATACTTTAGACAAAAACCACGCTACAGTATTACACGGAATAAATGTATTTAACGATATTAAAGATTACGATAAAGATTTAATGGAAAAGTATAGTGCAGCAATACAATTACTAGCAGGTGAAAAAATAAGTAAATATATTACACCTGATGAATACGCTGTAGAATTTGCATACTGGTTATTAAAAGATAGCGACCTTGTTATTATTGATATAAAAGATTTACTAACTGAATTTAAAAAAGAAGTAGGTTATGAATGTACTAAGCTTATTTAACGGAATGAATACAGGCAGACAAGCTTTAGAGAATGTCGGTATTAAAGTAAATAAATACTATTCAAGTGAGATTAAACCTTACGCAATAGAATTAACTCAACATCATTTTCCTGATACTATTCAAGTAGGAGATGTTACTAAATGGAAAGATTGGGATATAGATTGGAAAAGTATTGATTTAGTTTTATCAGGTTCACCTTGCCAAGATTTAAGTGCTGCAGGTAAAAGAGCAGGAATTAATGGTAAGAAGTCAAGTTTATTCTTTACATTTGTAGATATATTAAACCACATAAAAGAGTTAAACCCTAAAGTATTATTTTTACAGGAAAATGTAGGAAGTGCAAGAAAAGAAGATATAGGAGTTATGAGTAGAGCATTAGGAGTTTATCCAGTTAGAATTAATAGTAGTTTAGTTACTGCTCAATTAAGAGACAGATACTATTGGAGTAATATAAGAACTAAAGAGGATGGAATGTTTGGAGATATTATTACCGATATACCACAACCAAAAGACAAAGGCATTATGTTTAAAGATATTATTACAGGTGGAACAGTTGAAAGAGATAAAGCATTAGCATTATTAGAAAGCGAAAGTAGAGTTTGTACAAGCCAGGAAAGTATTAAGAAAAGAGCTAAAAAACAATTTATTAATTTAATCTATGAACAAGATAACGAATTAAGAGTTAAAACTAATACTATTAAAGGTTATGATGTAGTAACTGAAAATGATTGTATTGACTTAAGTTTTCCAACTTCAACAACTCGTAGAGGTAGAGTTACAAAAGGAAAATCACCTTGTTTAATGGAAAGTAATAATAATTTATACAGTTATAAAGATGGAATAGTAAGAACTGTAAACAAAATAGAAATGTGTAGATTACAAGGTTTCCCAGATGATTATTGTGATATTCTTTCAACTAGAAAAGCAGGAAGTTTATTAGGTGATGGCTGGACTTTACCAATAATAGAACATATATTTTCATTTATAAAAAACTAAGATATGAATAACTATAATATTTACGAAGTAATAGATGTACTAAGAAAACAACCTAAGTGCTATCTTTGGGATAAACAATATAACCAATGGGAAAAAGATGACTTTACTTGCTTACAAACTATAATAGATAACAACTACGATGGTAAGATAAAAAATAAGAAAAGAAAAACAATAACAATACTATCACCAGAAAAAGAATTCTATACCTTTACTACCTATAAAGAAGCAGCTACATTTTTAAAAGTTAAACTACCTGTAATATCAATAGCAGTAAAGAAAGGATATAATATTAATGGACACAAAATAGTTTAAGATATGAAACTACAATTAGAAAACTACGGATACAAGTACATAGTTGAAACAGAACACAACGATGTAACGCTTGACGAATACCTACAACTATTTAAAGGTTTATTAATACAAGCAACCTTTAACGAGCAACAATTTAAAAGAGCTATTTTAGAATTAGCTGATGAACTAAAAGAAGATTAAGATATGAATAATAAACAACAACAAAGAATAGTAGAGATAATTTCTTGGAGTATAATAATAACAATAGTAATTTTAATATTTAAATTATGGCAGATATAGCTATGTGTAGAGATACACTTTGTAAATCAAAAGAAACTTGTTACAGGTTTAAAGCAACACCTGATAACTATAGACAATCTTACTTAATACCTAATAGAGAAGAAGATGCTGTTAATTGTAGTAAGTATTGGGAAATTACAAAAAAAGTTGATAAAAAAAATAAGTTATGACACCAGAAGATAAAGCTACAGAATTAATGTTAATGTACTATGACTTAATTCCAATGAATACCGTTAGCTTTGCAAAACAATGTGCATTAATAGCAGTAGAATTTTCAAGAGAATTTATTACAGGTGATTTAAATGAATCATTTGATAAAACAATGTACTTATTTGAAGTTAAACAAGAATTAGAAAAATTATGACAGCAAAAGAAAAACAAAAGCAATCAGATTTACAAAGAATAAAAAGAGTAATGAACTTCTACTACAATAGAGGATGTAATAAAGAATCTGTAAACGATATTTATAGAAAGATACTTAAACAAAAATTAAATAAATTATGAAATATATAGAACAATACATATTGCTTTCAGTTTTAGGAATAGTAGTTATACTTGGATTAGCTTTAATATTTACTTTGTATTTAGTTATATTAGAACAAATAAAGATTAGATCTAATTATAGAAAATGATATAACAATTAGCTATTTATATTATTTTTAAATTGATAATAATCTTTTTCAATTATGGAGGACAAAAGAAAATCTAACGGAGGGCATCCTAATAGTGGTCGTAAATCAAAAGCAGAAGAAGTAGCATTAATAGAAAAGCTAACTCCATTAGAGCCTTTAGCATTTGCTGCATTAGAAAAAGGATTAGAGCGTGGCGACTTTAAGTTCACGCAATTATTCTATAACTACTATGCAGGTAAACCAAGAGAAACAAAAGATGTAACTCTTACAACTGAGCAACCTATATTTGACTTAAACGATTTAGGCGACTTGTAATAAACGATAATGGAATTTATAGTAACTACTGCTTTAAAGAAGCTATTGCGTCTTAAAAAGCGTATAAAGGTGGTTAGAGGTGGTACTTCTGCTTCTAAAACATTTTCTATTTTACCTATACTTATAGACAGAGCAATTAAAACACCTAACTTAGAAATAAGTGTAGTATCTGAATCTATACCACATTTAAGAAGAGGTGCATTAAAAGACTTCTTAAAGATAATGATGGCACTAGGTAGGTACACAGATAACCAGTTTAATAAGTCAACACTTAAATATACTTTTGGTAATGGTAGCTATATTGAATTCTTTAGTGTAGATCAACCTGATAAACTAAGAGGTGCTAGAAGAAATGTACTTTATGTTAACGAGTGCAACAATGTAGATTTTGATTCATACTATCAATTAGCAATTAGAACAAGTGGTGAGATATGGTTAGATTATAACCCTAGTAGTTTGTTTTGGGTAGATAGAGAAATAATAAATCAAGATGATGTAGATTTTATTACACTTACTTATTTAGACAACGAAGCGTTATCTGAAACTATTGTAAAAGAAATTGAATCAGCAAAAGAGAAAGCCAAGACCTCTAGTTATTGGGCTAACTGGTGGCAAGTATACGGATTAGGTTTAACAGGTTCCTTAGAGGGTGTATGTATACCTGATTGGCAAGAAATAAACTTACCTGCAGAAGCTAGGTTATTATGTTACGGAATGGACTGGGGTTATAGTAATGATCCTACAAGTTTAATAGCTATGTACAAGTATAACGATGCTTTTATATTTGATGAGTTAGTTTACCAAAAGGGTTTGCTTAATTCTGATATTAGCGACTTGCTTAAAACAAATGAAGTTAATGATATAATATACGCTGATAGTGCAGAGCCAAAATCAATAGCTGAGTTAAACAGTTATGGTCATAATGTATTACCAGTTAGTAAAGGTAGAGATAGTATCGTATATGGTCTTAATTTAATTAATCAAAATAAGGTATATGTTACAAATAGAAGTAAGAACTTAATTAATGAGTTAAGAAACTATGTATGGATGGTAGACAAACAGGGTAACAAATTAAATAAACCTATTGATGCTTATAACCACGCTATAGATGCTATGCGTTATGCTTTAACTTCACAATTAGAAAACCCACACAAGGGAAGCTACTTTGTCTACTAATGACTTACGGAGAAATAATAGCAGTTATACAATGCTACATACACCACAGCACAGGGCAGCAAGTACAGATTAACTTACCTAGAACTGTAGGTGAAATTAAGAAGATGAAAGCTATGTACGAAGTAGCTAT